CGCTTGTTTAGCTAATCGCATACTAGCTATCCTTGTGAAAATTTCCCCGGCGGGGCATAATCTACTGCTTTATATGCAAGACGTCCAAATGACTATACCCTTTTTCCATAATAAGGGACATTCCAGGCCTATAAGCAGAGCTAACAGAATAAACAACGACATTAATGTATCCTTCGCTTATATCTGATGTGCACTTGTAAATCTTGGCGATCGTATGCGTTCCGTGGTGCATCATTTGGTCGATGTTATAGCCTTTTGCGGCGTCAATTCTTACGCCTTCAATCGAATCAGGCTTATCTCCGATGACAACATAGAACGATGTTTGAAGATTTACGCCCGTATTGTTCGTCACTTCATATTCCGAGGTCACAACAAGCAAATCACCTGATTTTATATTTTGAACTTTTACGCTCATCAAAACTTGAAAATTATAATAACTCCCGTCCGTTAAAGAAACATTAGCGATTCTATTTTCGACTGTCTGATTAAGTTCTATGGCTGTATATTTGTTCTGCTCGTAAGAATCTATGTCTATCATCATGCGATCCTAGTGCCTGTAATGTTACCGCAAGCCGTAGCGGTTCCGGTTGTAAACGTCGCTGTGGCAACTATATAGTAAGTTGTGTTTGTGGTAATACTGACGTAATAAAAAGGGACAGGGGCGCCGTGATTAGTGGCCAAAGCCGGTACGCCAGAGGTTTGCAGAGACACGTCAGGTAGCGTATTTGTTGTGGTTCCGATTCCTCCCGCAAAAAACGTCGAGTTTCCCGTGAAATCTATTATGAAGTTTGCGTCTATTCTCCATCTTCCAGGAGTAAGAATAATGCTAGTAATTGTCTTTGCTGTTGCAGTAGTCAAGCTAATGCGACTTGCAAAGTTAACAGACGATGAAATAACTTCGCCCGCATAGCCCGTGTTTGCATTGCTTCCATCCTTGTAGCCTTGAACTGCTGCACCCTGATTCCCTTTTCCTTCTAGGAATAGCGCAATGTTAGTATCAGAACCTACAGCTTGAAAATATGGCGGTTGGCCCGTGGTGTTGCTGCTGCAAATGGCATAATTAACAGCGGAAGAACCAGGCGAGTTACTAGCAAATACTCGATTACCGAAAGAGTCAACAATCTGAACACCCGCTGCACCTTTGGGCTGTAAGTTTAGATAGACATCAGCATCAGAGCCAACAGCGGAAATGATAGGATTAAGTCCAGTAGCGTTGTTTTGAATCTGTACATAGTTAACGGAAGAAGCAATCGGGAGAAATTTAGTGATAATGTTCCCGTTGACATCATTAATTTGCTGGATAACCGGCGTGGCAGTCATCGAAGGTACGCCGGAACCATTTGAATTGAGCACTCCCCAATTTACGGTCCCCACACCGCTAACCGCTGCCCCAGTTGTTGCATAATAAGCGATTTGATATTGAGTCCCGCTGTTAACAGTTCCAGAACCTGAGACAGTCGCCCACGTACCATCACCGCGCCAGAAAGTAGTATTGCTGGCGGAAGTTCCAGAATCAAGCGAGTTAACTGCGACTTGGACTGCGTGCGGTAACGCAGTTGTAAACCCTGGGACTCCAGAATTGCTAGTCGCTAAAATGGAGTTATTGGCAGTTGCTAGGCCGCTTACAACATCCCCGTTCGCCGCGTACCACGTCATCTCATTAACCAGGCCGGAATTGACTGTCCCGCTCCCAGAAACGTTTTGCCATGTCGCATTTCCGGCACCATCTGTCTGTAAAAATTGACCGCTCATACCATCTGATAATGGGAGATTGTATACGGCTGCTGAGGTGTTTGCCGGTGCAACTCCCGCATTGCCAAACAAAATTCCCCCAACATTTCCATTAATTGTTCCTGTGTTTGCAGAAATGCAAGAACCAGGAGCAGTATTAGTATTTAAAAACATCTGGCCAGCATTGTTAATACTTTGCGAGAATGGAGCAGAAACATTAGCATATGATGTAGCATCAACATTTAAAGCATTGAGCTCGTTACAGCTCAACAAAAGATTGGAATTATTATTTACATTACCCGCAAATTGACCACATGTAATATAAGCCGTTCCGCCTGCATTAATTGTTGCATTCAAATTTCCACCATTTAAATAGGTTAGAGACGCTGAATTGCTTAGAAATGAATCAATATATTGACAATTGATAGTCAAAGAATCATTAGCAGATTGCGTTACAGTTCCCTGAAATTCTGTCCCTGGAGCTTCAATGTAAATTGTTTGCCCTGTTCCGGTAGTAACAATTGTTTCATTATTGGAATTGTTGCCATCAATAACATAAATAACTGTAGGGGTGGTTCCGGAAACTGCAACGGCATGTTGAACAGTCAAAAATGGGTCGTCGATACTAGAGCCAGCATTAGAGTTGTTTCCGGTAGCTTGAGAAACCCAAAATGCATTTTGATAAGATAATCCGACTCCATTGGCCCAAACGCCGTCGCCTCGCCAAAACGTAGTAGAGCTTGCAGAAGTTCCAGAATTTAACGAAGCTACAGGAACTTGAACGGTTCCAGGGAGCGCGTGAGTCATGGCGGGAGCACCAGCTCCGTTTGTGGCCAAAACGGCATCATTTAATGTCGCCAATGGACTAATTGTACTTCCAGCTGAAGCATAATAGCCAAGATCATTAATTGCGCCAGGCAGCACATTGCCGCTAGTTGATTGTTGCGCTTCTTGGAAAACAATCGGATTTGTCCCAATGGTTATTGGGTTTGGAGTGGTTTGGAACCAAAATGTTAAATCATTCATTGTTCCTTCTACGACCCCAACAAAGTCCCCAAACTCAGCAATATGGTTTGAGTTGTTGTAATCTGTGGCTCTCGTTAACACCCAGGGCGTAAGAGAATCTCCCGCAACCGTGACAGTATAAATCCCGTTTTGAAGCTGGAAGGTCTGATCTTTAATCAAAACCCTGTCATTTACTGCCGCTGTCACGCCATCGAGTACCAATGTAGCATTGGTTCCAATATTCGTCAGAGTGGCCCCAACGCCCGCTGTTCCATTATTGTAAACGGCATCTAAATCTGCAGTGCTGGACATCTTAACAGATTCAATGTTGCTGGCAACAATCTCATTAGAAAGAAATGTTGCAAGTTGAGCGACTGTATATTTGTAAGTGGTGCCAGAGGGGCTCTCCGTCAAATCATTTACATCGGTAGCAGGATAAATGTTTGTGCCCGATACTGGATTTGGCGACAATGGGAGCTGAGAAATTGGGCCTGAGTAGTATTGAGCCATTTTTTAATCCTTATGCCAAAACTTCGTAATATGAAATTGTTACATAAACGGTTGATGCGGAAGTCAGAAACTGTAAGGTTTCTCCGGCTGTAACAATACGAGCAATGGGGTTGAGTTCATTGACGTTATGATCTGCAGTCCCCGTTGGGAATGCCAAAGTCGGCGCTGCCCCAGGCTGAACAAATACATCCGCTGCTTTGTTGAAGCTAAAATAAGCAACTAATTTTGCACCCTGATCTGTTGGAACCGTAGTCACAAATGGAGTATTTGCAGTCAGCTCAAATCTTGTAACATTATTAGGAAAGTTTCTGGCCATTTGAGAGCCATTGGTCACAAACCCTTGGATGTCACGAACGATATAAAGTGGTAAAGCCATGATTTTTTCCTAAATGATTAATATTTCATTACCCAGTTAACATATGAGTTAACAGGCCTTGTTTCATTTCCGCCAGCATCAGAAATTGTCGTTGTGGTTGTAGTAGTTGTTGACCCTTGAAGCAGGCTTGATGAAGAAAATGTCGCAGATGCAGTGCTTGCACGCTGGGGTTCTTGGGAAGTTCCACTGCCATTTCTTTGCAAAATTGTTGTTGATGAAACAGAATTAGAAGTTGCCCCATGCAAATGACTTTCAAATTGCCCATACTCATAGCTGCCAAATGTTCCGCCAGGACCAGTTCCTTGTGAGAATCTGGTTGCTTTATCAGCATCCCATGTTGGCGTTGAATCATATCCTCTTAGGAACATCCCTTCTAAATCGGGCACTGAAACTTGGTAAAAGTTTATCGCTGCATATGTTTTGGTTACAACCTGTGCAATCGTGTCCGTAGATAGCAAATCTACCTGAATGGCCGTACCAGTCGCCACAGGCTTGCTACCAATGCCATTAATTGTGTACCAAACATAAAAATATTTGGTTGCCGATGGATTGGTTTGAAAGCTCCAGTATTGGCCCGCAGTCAACCCAGTCCCAGGGTGAGTTGTCGCTGTGATTCTTGACACTTGAAGCCCCTGGAGAGCATAAGCAGTCATTTGAGCAACAGTTGACGCTGCAGCAGTTGATGGCAAATCGATTGTGATATCATTCGTGCCAGTTGTAACGGTACCTGTTGAGGCAATCCGATATTGAACTTTGTATGTTATAGAATTATAAACAAAGTTGAAGTACTTGCATTGTCCTGACCCAACTGCCAATGATGCGGCAGAAATAGCAGTTCCATAAAACCCATTAGTCGCTTGCTGTGAAAACAGTCCTGTTGCAGCATCAAACAATGTCAGCCCAAATCCAGTGCCAGGTGTTCCATCCGTCACTGATGCAGTAGTCAGCGTTCCGATAGCCTGGAACAATGAAGATTGATTCCATGATGCTGTGGGATAGATTGCCGATGAACCAATCTGGGTAGAACCATAAGTCATGACCGGATCAAAAGTCCATCCGATAGTGCCATTTGATGCAATTGCCACTGGAGTCCCTGGAGCATTTACCACGACATAGAATGAGGTGTTTGGCGATATTCCTGTATCTGTCCAGCCAGTTGCAAAGTCTGCGCCGGTTCCATAGGCAGGATAGTGCCCAATACCAGATGCCGCTGTTAGATAATTAGCGAGGCGAGTGTAAGGAATGCCAAGAAAACTATAATCGGAAGATACATAAGTGGCACCATCACATGGCAAAAGATTTGTAGTTGAGGTTGAGCTTGATGGAGCCGGAACAGCCGACGGGGAGGCGTAAATCATTCCGATCCCACTATGGTCAAACTGCATCCCTTCCCTGGTTAGGACTAAAGGACAGAACAAATCTGAGCCGTCTGGATTTGGGGATGTCATCCATCCTGCAACCCCATTTGCCAGCATATTTGCATTCGTTTGCAATGGGAAAGTCTCTACAAGAGCCTCATTTCCATATATCAAAACGAAGTCGCACAGTTTAACATTAAACTGGATGTCAGTCGGGAATATGATGTCAATTGCAATCCAATCATCATCATTTGGCCCAACGATAAATCCTTCATTTGATCCAAAGTTAATGCTGTAATTATAAAGCCCGTTCACCGGAGGAGAGGTTGTAATGTCACCTGATGACATCGGAATAGGGGCAAGTAAACCGCTAGAATCGCCACTGCCAAAGTATTTTACCACTGCAACAGTGATCGGGACGGTTCCTGTAGCCTGAGCCCAAAATGCAAAAGTAAAAGGACCTTCATCGTTAAATTTATTTACATCTCTAAATTTAAGCCTGAATGACTTATTGGTTTCAGAAGAAACCGAGTTTACGCAAATAAAATCAGCAACCCACCTCGGAGACTGAGGAGGCTCCTGAGTGGGCTGCTGAAAAATCCATGATAGAGTATTTTCTGACGTTGCTCCATCATCTAATTCTATACTGAAACCGCCTTGTGCAATTACATTAGACCCTGGTACTAATTCATTGTTTTGAAGGTTTGTATGGGCTAGAAATTGACCATTTGGCACATAATTTACTGTGTTATTGTCTCCAATGGGAGTCGTGCCGCCTTGTGGATTAGGCCAGGCGTGGACTGTAAATTGGGGTGCTCCAACAGCATTTTGAACGACAATGTAATATAAATCTTCATCTCCATTTTCATCAAAAGGCTTAAAATAAGGAATTACTTGATTTCCGTTATCATCAACTATAGTTCCGACAGATGAAAGGATTATGGGGTTCGGCAATGGGGAATAAGTATAATTGGCGCTGTTGCCTTGTAGCTCATATACAGCCTTGGGGGTTATCATATCTACGTCACGGTAGAAGAAAACCTTCCCTTGAGATAAAGGGGCGCCAGTATCTCGATCTACGAAATAATATTGGATGTTTGGAGCGACTACGTATAAGGGGTTTAATGACATTTTTATTCTCCAAGCAATCCGATTTCTTCAGCTTCCAAGTCGGAAGGGCCATAATTTTTTAACAAAAGATTTGCTGCTTTTGATATTTTAGAGTTTACTATTTTACTCTCAAGTTGTTTAAGCAATTCTCTTTCAAGCTCTCTGGATTTGAATGTTCCCATTCCTCCAGTCATTCCAATCAGCATACGAGATAATACGTTACTTTGCGCCAAGTCTGATTTGGCAATGTCTTTATTGGCCCTGGAGACAACGTTCCCCAAAAAATGCCCTTTATCAATGTTGGAATATTTGCCTCTGGCGGGGGATCTCATTTGCCTTTCAATTGCCTCTACTAAAGGTCTAAGCTCTACAGTTGGAAGTGCATTTCCACCGGCAGCGGCCTCAATGAGTTCGTCAGTGTAAAAAGGCCCGACATTCTTTGCAAATTCTTTTGTCCCTTGCTCAAATTCTTTGACCACTTTTGTATCTGCTTCCCCGCCAACCTTTTTGAAAGCTTTGCGCAAAGACCCAATCATTTCATCATAAATATTGGATAGTTCAACATCACCAGGCTTTAACTTGGCCTTTGATTTATTCAATTCTTTGGTAATATTATAAGCATTCTCAATATTAGGATCGTCATTAAATACTTTGATTAATTCTTTTGCTTTAGTAGGAATTAACGAAGGATGCTTTTTAGAAAGTTCCGTAAATTCTTCTATCCCAGGTGCAAATTCAGTTTTTGCGGGGACAACTTTACCACCGACATATTCAGTCATTGAGTCAAACATCTCTTTATATTCTTCTTTAAGGGCAGGGGCTTCTTTCCCATACTGTTTTTTAAATTCTGGACTATTTAAATATTTATTAAATACTTTGTCAAAGTTTTTTGCATCAGATCCGCCAAATTCAATCGCATCCTCTAAAACATGGCCGAATTCTTCTTTAACATCTTTCCCAAAGTTTTGAGTAAATTCTTTGGATTTTAAATATGTTTCAGCAGCTTCTTCTGGAGTAAATGTTTTTGCAGGAATTTCTTTAGACAATGGAAGTGCACCAAGACCTCCTTCCTCTGTTTTTCCAACCAACCCTTTCATTAAATTCCATGCATCATCAGATGATATGTTATATTTGTCAGCGATTTCTTTAACATATTTCATTGTGGCGGAATCTAGTGATATCGTGTCTTTTAGCCCTGCATATGCTTTTCCAACTCCGCCTGCTAGTTTCCCAGCAACAGGGCCAATTGATTCTCCAAGAGCTGCATAACCTGCGCCTTCTTTAAATGCTTTCATAGGATCTAAAGGGTTTTCAGCGGCTGATATCACCCCTCCAAGCATCACGGCGCCCATAGGGGTTCTGGCCGCAAGATGCCTTGCCATATCGGCCGTCCCTCTGCTCAAATCATAAACAAACCCAGCATTACCAGATTTTGCTCCAGATCTAAAATTCAAAGGCTCAAGAATAGGCTCATTTCCTAATGCCTGAGCAGTATATCTATCTAGCCCAACTGCAGCATTATAAATAGGGTGTGCAATAGTGTCGGCAGCAGCAAAAAGAGGTTGCGTGTAAGGACTTTCTTTTAACGTTGCAATCACTTCGTTTCCACGAGATTGATCGTACTTTTGAAGTGCGGCCAACTTTTCCTGCTCAAGCTCTAATTCGGTCATCTAACACCTTCTTGCATCATTTGCACCTTGATCGCTTGATCTTCTATTGCACGTTTTCTTTGTTCTGGAGTCATATTTCTAATCTTTTGATTAAACTCCACGAGCTGATATTCTGGCTCCTTGAATATAGATCTATTTTGAAGCTGTTTATTCCATTCAGCATCAATTTGTCTAACAGGAGTTCCTTCTCTATCTGCATAAAATTTCTGGCGTTCTATTTCTCTGTTGTTTTGGATTTTATAGATTGTTAGGAGTTTTTCCTTTGAGCTGTCATTCAAAGTCTTTCCTCCAAATTGAGATTCGATTCCACGCATATCCTGATCTGACTGAGTACCAGTAGATTTTCTTAATTCTTCTAAAACAAGGCCTTTTTCTAGGGCTTCAAATATCTTCGCATCGGGATGAATTGCCTTCAATTCGCCAAGAAAAGCTCCTTTTTGCCCCTCTGGGATATCTTTGTAAACGCTTAATATAGAATCGACAACTTGATTTTCTTCCCCAGCTAATGCAGCAGTAGTCCCCAGCTCTTCCATTTTCTTTTCATAAGCTTTGACATTTTGAACGGCCCTTTCGCTTTCTGTCGCTTTTTCCGCAGATGTTTTTCCCGCCTCTGCTAATGCAATATTCTTAGCTTGTTGATAAGGGCTCCCCATAGGGGCATTCCCATGCATTCCTTGAACTGGTACATAATTTGGATTGTTCGCAATATTAGGATTTGCACTGATAGCTGCATTAACTTGCGACGGGACAGGCTGCGGTTGAAGTGATGACTGAGCCTGGGGTTTCTCCATGCCTGAAAAGCTTGATGGCCCCGCTGGTATTCCATGTCTATTTGGCATACCCCCGCCAATTTGCCCTTCATCAGTCAGCCCCCAAGTTGCGATATCTTTTGCCGCGCCAGAACCCATCAAAGCAGGATTATTCAATTTGAACCAATTCACTGCAGACAATGCATCTCTGTAATTATTCAAAGATGACTGGTTTTCGCCATACATTTGCAATTCTTGATCAGCTTGCTGCAGATCTATAATCGCCTTTTGGTAATCCATGGCAGCCTTTTGTGGCGCATATTGTGTTTGTATGCTTTTAAGCAATGCTTCGTTTCTAGCATTTTCTTGAGCGTATGGAAGCTGTGATTGGCTAATTTGATTTTGAATTTGACGACCCTTAGCCTCGCCCAAGCCACTATACGTGCCCATGGCCGTCTTAATTAACGTATCCATTGGGTTGTAAGCTTGAAATTGTAGTAATGGTACAGGCATGTTTATTCCTATTAAATGTTATCTAACCAAAAGAAGGCGTGCCGTAGTTCAAATAACCAGTCTGTTGCTTCCAGTTATCACCAGAATTTCCAGAACCCATTAATCCCTGAGCCGCCGCAGTTGCTGCCATTCCGCCAGGAACTCCGCCAAACGCATAGCCTGCAGCACCAATCCCTGCTCCCAACAAGCTAGAAAGCATTTCGTTTTGGTTTTGCTGTCCGGTGTAAGCCAAATTAGCTTGAGTTCCATATAAATTGCCTAATCCTTGGGTCATTTGGTTTGTAGCATTATACCCTGTATTAAACATGCCTTCAGTTCCCTTTAAGCCTGTGTTAAATAAATTGGCATTCTGGTTGTAATAATTCCAATAATCTTGGTTAGCCAGTCCAGTAGCTGTCTTCATTGCCTCTTGCTGATGGGCAGATGTCCCCAGCTTACCCCCAGCAGCAGCAGACATCATGGCAGCATTCATGGCTTCATCCATCTGGTACTGGTACCCAGGGGATTGCTCATAGCCTGCCCCAAGCATCTGCTGTTTTGCAGCAGGGTTATTTAGAAGCATGGAATATTGAGAGTCAAGCGTATTGCCCGCAGCTTGGCCGCGCTCAATATACGGATTGTAATATTGCTCAAGCATTGGCTTGATTTGGTCTAGGTATTCTTGTGGGTCGCCGTAATCGGGGCCACTGCCAAATAAATCATCCCAAAATGCCATAATAACCTCATCACGTTAGAGTAAAAGTATATAACGTTCCATTAATAATAGTCTTCATCGAGGTACTATTGTTGGTCGTCGTGTCAAAAAATATGTTAGAGTTTGATACCTCAGCTTGTGCCGCGCCTTCTGCTGCAATCAAAACTAATTCATTGATTTGGTCGGTGGTTAAGCCGGGAGGTTTTAACCCTTCGTTCCCAAAGTTAATCTGTAATTGGCTGATAATTTGGTTAAATATATTTGCCCATTCGGCAGTCAAAAAACCCTTTTCATCAACAATTTTCATCGGAATGTAACTTGGAATATCCATTAGTCTGGTCGCTCCCTTACCTCGATAATCCCATCACTGATGGTTTTCCTATAAAGGGAGCGAAACGCAAAGCGGAACGTCAGAGTGTTTGATGTTCCTATTCCATAAAAAACCACCCGATTCTTGCGTTTTCCCAATGGATTTAATTCTTTCCTGTAGGCATTCCCAAAAGTTTCCCCGCCATCTTTTGACACAGTCATATTGATGATTGGGGCATAATTCAACAGTACTTTTTCGGTCTGAATATATTGTCCAACATAACCAGGCTTAATTTCTTGCGTTATGACTTTCCCGCCCTCAGTTGTAATCAATCTGAGTGGTGAGCTGGCATAATTCGGATCAACTCCCTGCTCCATGATGAATGAAACAGAGTTGGCAATGAATTGGCTGGAGTCTACTTGCTGGACAGTATTGGTGACTCGGTCTGTCGGGATCATAAACACATTCTTAATAGCCCCAGCTTTTGGCTCCGTGTAGTCATAAGCATACAATTCAGCACTCATCTGGTAGATGCAATCATCATTTAGGCTGACGAAATAATAAGAGTTGTTGTAAAAGGCTACTGACTCACTAATATGATAATTCATGTTTTCATCAGTCATGTACGAAAACAGCTTGGTATTAAAGTCATAAATCAGTGAAAAATTGTCTCTTGGGTCATAAAATGTGATTTGATAGAAAACATGACCGCCAATCTTATAAAAGAAGCCATAAGATGTCTGAGGCGCAAACAATTCCCCAAGCTTAAAATCTATACCATCGGTTGATATACGCTGAAATGGGCCGCCAGCACTTACCAAAAGCGTTGGGCCTGATTTTTCATTGGCCCCCAAGAATGCCACAAACTCATCCATGGCTGCGATTGTGTTCGAGCTGAGGCAGCCATAGTCGATAGATACTGAGTTATTACGCTGATATGGGAACAATTGTGTCCCAACATCATTCCATAGTTCGGTGACGGTTTGGCCAAAAACATAGATAAGATTACCCTTGCCTGGGGCTCGTAAAACAGCCTCTGCCGATGTTGCTTTGGTTTGGATGCTAGAGAAGACGGCAATTCCTCCTGCTCCCCAATTCCATGTTGTTCCATCATTGGGCTTAGATAAGTACCAATCGCCAGAGCTTGTGTCTGGAACCAGAAAATAGCCATCATGATATGTAACAAAGCCTGGAACGATACTATTGCCTGTTTGGGTATTAATTGGCAAAACGGCTTTTGTAACCCTGGGGGTGGCTGAATCAGGTCCCCAGTAGTAAATCCATAAATCCAACCCATCACAAATAGCGATTTGATACGCAAGATTTTCATCAATAGAAACATCACCAGAATAGGTATTAATTTGGAATATCAATTGGTAGTTCAGTAGGTTTTCAGGGCCTTGGATTTTGTAGACACTGTTTCCGATAACGGCAATTAAGAAATCACCGCGCTCACTATTGTAAATGCAGCGCCCTTTAAGCCCTGCGCCAGTATTGATTACCTTTTTGTACCCTGGCATTTGAATCAATGCGTCATCAGAAACAAACATGTTGAATGTTTGTTCGGCTGAGATTTTTTTGTTACGCCCGAAAGTATTTCCCCCAACAAGCTTTAGCTGGGTTTGCGAGTTTGGTCTTTCAGCAATCGGACGCATGGTCATAATTTTCCAAAACTCCTAAGATAGGAGGAAGCTTTGCCTAATATCACATTTTTACCCTTTATATCAAATACATTCTGTTAGAGATAAGTCAGCTAGTTACTGCGCCATCCGTGCCCGTAATTTACGTCCGCCCATGTCAATCCGCCACCATGTTTGAAATACTGCAGTTTACGATGAGTGAAGTCAATCACGCCCATAGTCGTCAGTTTTTGCTCCATGGCGTCAAAAGTTTTCACGACAGCAGAGGGAGGCTGAACAGAGCGGTATTCACAAAGCCAGATGGCCAGACCATATTTCAGATAAGCCATATACCACTCATCATAAATTAAAGCCAGGTCTTGATTAAAATCGGTCGCCAATAGTGCGAATTTTGCCCACATCTGATAGGCATAAGGCTTGTCTGGCAGGAAATATACATAGAGATTTGAACCACCGTAGATACGCTCTAAATGGTAAATATAAGGGAGAGTTTTAATGTTTTCTGCCCGTGGTACAGCGAAATATTCTTCCCTAGACAATTCTTCCATTTGGAATCTAATCGTTGCCTGGGGAGAACTGCTTGGGTTTGGCAAGAAGAAAGTCAGCGTGTCAATTTCAACAAGATTTGGGATAAAATAGATTTCTTGTCCTGCTATGAAATTTGCGTTGATTTCAGTGTAGTAAGGAATAAGTTTTGTATCTGCGCCCTTGATGGTGATGAAGTCATTAAGCCTGTCTAGCCCATCATTGAGTTCGTCGCCCGTGACTGTTTCCAGGGTTCTTGAAACGATTCCTGAAAGATAATAAGCCTCAATGATTAGTTGGCGTGTCGTAAATGCCATAGTGACCTCCGAGCGGATTTATCCTAGGACTTACTGCTTGGCCCATGGATTATTGAAACCTATTTGGGCGCAATCCCTATAATTGCGCCCAAACCAACTTGGTTTAGAAACCAAGTCCGCTGCCGGTATTGATGGGGAATGCGATCCGCATCAAGTTTTGTGGAACTGCGTCATAGCCGTAAATCACATCCCTTGTCCATCCATAGACGTTTTGGAATGGGATAACGCCGTAATACAGTCTGACAGATACCATGGTGTTTTCGTCCATAGCACTGGCAGATGGGAAAGGCGTAGTATCGGGCAGCTTTGGCATAGCCACGTAGAAGGCATTGTCAGACACTACCAATCCGCATTTGTGAGTCGGCAACAATTGAACCGTCATACCAGCAACAATGTTGGTGCTTAAGTTTTGGTTCATGCTTCCAGCGGTTGCACAAAGGGCAGGAGTAATGTTGATGGTCACGTTACCACCACTAGATGCAGCGTCGTCAGTTGCGGAAACCTGAACTGGCAAGCTAGAAAGATTGTGCCCAGTGTAAGTTAAGAACTTCGGAGCGTTAGCACCCAAGAATTGCATCAAATCATATTTTTTGACTGCATTTCCATCAGTGCCGGCACCAGAGAAGGTGATTTGAGTGATGTTGTTACCAGTAGGGTCATTGGTAGAAACAACGGTCAAAGTCGTTCCAGCGTTACCCAAAGTACCCGCCAAGTGAATTGGCAATAGGTTTGATTGGAAGTAATTAACGCCATCCCAATCACCAACGAACCATGACATTGAGTTTTCATCATTTCGGTCAACAGTGAATTGGTTTTGCATTGAACTAACGATTCCAGGGACAGCTTGCAGGTCAAGATAGACCTTCAAATCGCCAGGAGCAGTTGAGTATGCGCGGAAGTTGGCCAGCATTTGAGCCAATTGTTGAGCAGAGCTGATTGCGGTAGAACCGTTACCATAGAAGCGATAGGGGAACTTTTCGCAAATCGTTGCTACGTCATTTTCAACTTTAGATGCCAATTCAGCCATGGCAGCGTTGCCAAGACGGGTGGTATATTCTTCTAAGTTGTTGAACACGATTTGTTGAGCGGTACCAGCATAAGAGATATTCTCTTGGTTATTAACCGTAAGAGTACGCGCGTTCTGTTGGATTTCTTGGAAGTTTGCAACCAAGCCTTCTTGAGATACGAAGCGTGGGGGTGTTTCGTAAGACACGCTAGAACCCAAGTTACCTGGGAAATTTTGTGGGTCTTTAAATTTCGTATTAGCAGTCGCGACAAAACAAGCCAAGTTTTGGAAAATTTCCAAGTCGGCCATGTTCCAGGTGATCACCTGTTGTAAAATATTTGATGGGACCATTGTAGTCTCTCCGTTCAACCAAAGTAAAAATTCACTTAGTCGATGGTGAGACTTAAATAATCATCAAAGCGAGTATTTAGTATCTCTTCAAAGAACGAATCGCAGCTTTCATTGATTTTTGCGTCCATTCTTTGCCATCAACTTGTCCTGTTGACGGTTTTAGATGATCTAAAGGCTCAGGCGCTTTGCTAGATGCTGCCTTGGTTTTCTCTTTTCTATTTTCGGTGATTGAGTCCGACAGTTTCTTAATCGCCCTTTCGGCTGCCACTTTATGGCCTTTATCAAGCAAACTTTCGATATCACTGAACTTAGTAGGATTCTGACCAAATTCATACATAACATCTTTCGCATTAGGGATTGTCGTCAGTAAAGCCACCATGCTCGGTGAATTTGCCAAGTTAAATGCCCCAGTCACCTCATCAAAATCTTCGTACTCTTTGCGACCTTGCTCGACTTGCTCCACGTACTGGCTAACAATCTGTCTCGCGACATTCTGATTCGCCTGTTCGGCTTGCATTGCCTGCAATTTCGCGCTGATTTTCTCGTCGGCTTTCTTCTCGATCAAATCAAGAATCTGTGCCTCAGACATCCCAGCAGTAGCAGCTTGCGCTTGTTGTTGCGTAGATCCCATCTGCATCTGGAGTGCCATCATGGCTTCCTGGCGTCCCTTTTCGTAGCCAGTCTCTTTTGCTTTTGTGATCAGATAATTCGCCTTGTCTTGAGTCATTAACTCTTGTGTGGACGAAATCGCAGCGTCAGACGCAGCCTGATTCTGTAAACCTTCATTACTCATTTAAAACCTCTTTCGACTTTTGAACCCTGTGTCTTGCAGGTAGACCCGAGATTTAGCGCTCGTCGCTGTTGTAGAACCCTTCAACCAGGTAGACCCGAGATTACGCTCTCGTTAGCGGCATTTAATAATATAGCGGTAATGTTTAATAATTGCAACAGAATAACTTAATAATTGCTATATGTTTATAATATGATATATTAAGTCATAGCATTTCCCATGTAGCACGAAGGTCGTGCGCCGGACTGTTAATCCGCTGGAGAAGGTTCGATTCCTTCCGTGGGAGCCATTTTTTTATTTTTCTGGGGGCCTGGAGGATTGGCGAAAATCATCTTGTATCATGGGCTATGCCAATCGGGAGTGGTCACCCGACGACATTAGTGTCAGATTGATATGGGTGTTATAGCTAGACCGGATAACCGGTGGGTTCGAATCCCACTCCCCCTTTTAAGGAATAAACCATGTTTGAAATAAACCCAGACGGCCAAGGCTTGACAACCCCAGGCGATAACACCCCTGAGCGCCATGCCGTTTTAGCAAAAACCACGAATTATCTATTCGATAACCTGTCAGTGGCAAATGAAAAATTCTTCAGGAAATTGGCAGTTGACGCAATCACAAATTCAGAATATGGGCAGATTCAAATATTGGCTGCAGCAAACTTTTTGCGCTATATAATCCATACCAATGTCGCAAAAGAGTCAGTTGATGAAGTTATTAACAATGTTATGGGAGGATTGAAAGAGCCCCCGCCATATGTTGAAAGGCCAGAAAATGCCGAAATTGAGGCCCGCAATCGCGCTATTGAAGAAGCCAACAAGAAGAAAATCATTCTTGATGGCGAAGTCCAGGCCCCCAAGGCTCAGCCGATTATCAGTGATTTGGTGCATTAATTAATAAATAGAAAACTGGAGCGTGTGCCATAAGGCATAGAGGCCCCAGCCGTTTATTCAGAATCGCCAAGCCTAAGTTTTAATGCAGCGATTTGCTCATTATTGATTCTTTGCATGTCGGTCAGCAGTACGCGAACATCATCTAGCTCCGGATCTGGTGCAAATGCCAGCAGACTTATGGCCGTCAAAGCAATAGATAGCTCGATCTGATGAGCCTCTAGCGTCCTTATGGTCGACTTGTAAATTTTCTTAAAGTTTAATTTCATTCTTTAATCTCCGGTTTACTTCATGAGGGATTTTATCCAATAAGGTCTTAATGAAGTTCGTAGCCTCTTTTCTGCCAAGCTTATCTAATATTTTTTCCGCGAAATCAGTCGGGGAAAACGATATCTCATTGCCATTTTTAAGAATATAAATGGTATTTTCACCTTCTTTGCAGGCATAATCAACATCTTCAACAGAAAATCCGAAAGTTGATTTGATTTTCATCAATTCATTCATTCTTTACTCTCTTTCTTACCATTTTTTGAGGCATTTTCTGTCATCTTGGAGGCTTTTTCAGCCAATTCATGCGCCCTATTGGCATCAACTCGCCCAGTTTCTCGCATAAAATGCTTATCTGCAAGCGAATGAGTATGCTCAGAGGTCTTGATTGCAGCGTCTAGCACGGTAGAAATGCGATCATCATCCGCCTTTTGTTGCTCAATGCCCAACTTCTGCTCATCAACTCGCATATCCGCAATGATTTTCGCCACTTCAACACGTAATTTCTCACGTTCAAGCTCGATTTTCGCAGCCTCAAGCCCTGTTTTCGCATCTGTAGCCTGGGCAGCCTGCTGAACTCTAGCCATGCCAACTTGATGCTCAGCTTGAACCTGCTGTTGAGCAACTTGCATAGCCATTTGCTCCATGTTCGGCTGTTGTTGCGCTTGCTGCATAGCCATTTGCTTCATCTTCTGCTGTTCTTCTAGCCAAACCCCTGCGCGACGTTGATATTCTTCTTTCTGACGAATTTCCAACGAACCAGTCACCAAATCCAGGCAGGCATCATTAATAAACTTACCAAACATAGGGATGGCATGAGCCAAAGCCGTAACCTGCTGCAGAGCCTTGGACTGCTGAACGCCAAAGCTTGCGCCCATTTCTACCTTAATCTTAAAATCACCAGGCTTATAATCCATAGGAACGCCATCAACAGTATTAATCATGACAGCAGAACGCTTGCCATCCCGCGTAATAATCGGCAAACTGCGCTCTGTCTTATGGTACAAAGGCATTAGGTCAACAACATCTTGAAGCGCAGATTGCAGCCCCAGACAGTAGTTAACAACATACGGCCTAGCGGTGGAGACACCCGCAGACAACACCTCTTGAATCGCTTTACCGCTCATTTCCGCATCAGTCATCGGAACATTTGAAACATTAGATGCGCCCAATATGTTTTGAATTAACGTATCAGCCATCACGCTAGCTTCAAGAATCGCGGGAGGAATTGGCGAACGCTCAGCAATCATGGGAGGAGCCAACGGGATTTGAGGGTTGCCATCTTTAAACGCATAGTAAACCAGGGTGGTTGTGTTTTTTGGCTCACGGTATGCGTCAATATAATTTTCTGGGATAGACTCTAGGGAGGCAATAATTTGGGCGGGCCTCATATTCTCCAGCTCATCACAAAGACACTGCAGCGAGAAGTTTTTCAAGCGCTGGGCGCCTTCGGCATTATAGAAGAATGGCCTGGTCATTTGATGACATGAGCCAGTCCTATCATCTTTGGTAACAATAGAGTTTCCATCAATGTATTTGATAGGCAGATTTAAAAAGTCCGTTTCTTCTGTTTTGATGATTTTATTCTGAATCAACCGATGGCGTACAATCTTAACGGTTTCTGTTTTTCTTTTTAATGCAACTTGAGGGGCCTGCATTGGCCAAAATTCCCCGCCTTTTTCCCACTTTTTAAGATGCTCTTTAACCGCAGACTTGAGCATTGTTTTTCCGTCTGTCAATTGCACCAATGTTTCTGCGGTTCTAATCTTTTCATAATAATCACATACCAAAATAATCTTGTCATCGCCAACCTTGTATGACCAATTAAATGGCCCAAGGTGCCCTTGTCCAGACTTCATGGGCAAGAATCCACTGGTGAACTTCATATCGCTTGAGTCGACTTTGGGGAACTCTCGCAAGAAATCCTCATACCTCATCGGGGTTATTTCAAAGCAAAAATCACCATCTGACTTATCCGGCAACGTAGCCAACAGGTCAAACCCAATAAGAGTCTGGTCATATGTTCTTTCCAGGGTGATATCCTGCAGGAAGCTGGAGGAGGAAATATAATCAGTCTTGATTTTTAATGATGTCATACCACCCGAGAAGGTATCACGCAAGAGATTATATTCCATGCCGGACTTATTGGACTCTGTCAGGATATGACGCAAATACCCTTCCAGCACTTCGATTTGCTTTGTTTGGATTTCTTTTTGTTGCTCATTCTCTGGAACGTAGTCATCAGATGAGGTTACAGATGGGCTGGGTTCGTTTTTGCTCACTTCACCACAGAGTCGAGACAAATAGGCCTCAATAATGTTGAACTGCACGTTAGGGCGTTGTATTTGATTATTGATAGACTTAGAGCCGTCAGATAAAGTATCGACAAAAACAAAATTACGCCATTTGGTATAAGTCTCATAATTATCCTCAAAACCCTGATATGCGTTCTCAATGTTCTTTTTGATGCGGTGTAATTCTGATTTCTTGTCGTAAAGGTCGCTCATCCCTGATTATCCCCGTGCCCGAAGGGCTGCCAATTTGTTAACGTCGTTTGAAAGTTTAGTCAAGATAGCCGTGTTGGGGCTGGTGTAAGGAAGCAAAGACTCATCTATAAAGACCGCTCTGCAAGCCATTTCAAGAGTATCGCAATTTGATACCAAAATATCATTGGCATAGTAAACGCCATAGGCTTCAACTGTTAGATTGTAAACTGAGTTCATGGCCATGGTTTCTGGCGCATGATCTGGAACATGTTTTGCTGTTTGATTGATTGTAGAATGTTCGTTTTGCTGTGAATTCTTGTTCGCAAAATGCGCAAATTGCCGTAAAGAATTCAAGTTTTTCGTATTTTTCTCTTCTAAGTTTATTCCTCCACAATCTCCCGCATTCGCTTGAGCATAGATGATGCTGGAATCTGACGGGCATAAATTCGGCATGGCAGTTACTGCATTTAACTGGGAGGGTGGGAGTAAAAATCTTTTTAGCCAATTCTCTTTTTTCTGACTTGCCTTTTTCACTGACCATATATTCAGCAGATTTAGCCCACATTTTTTCCATTTTTGACCAATCAATCGATCTTTTTTTATTATGGATTGCCGAATGTTCCCCGCGACGAATGCACTCCAAATTTTCAAACTCATTATTGATTCGGTTATGATCTTTATGGTGAATGTGAAAACCTTCCGGTATTTCCTTTCCAGTATAAAACGACCATATATCTCTATGAAGGAGTTTATATTTACTCTTTTTTGAGCTAGTTCTGTAATATCTTCCCGTCGGGGCGAGAGAATATCTGATTCCATTAAATACAATAATGTTTTTAATCGCCATCCAACAAATCCCTTAAATGATAACTTATCAAATGTCATCGTATCATCCACGCTCATTAGAGGCAAGAAGTTATTATTTGCAAAAATAGGATGTCGTGCTGTCCCAATCAATCCAGCTTTATTGACAACAGGGAATTCTCCAGTCTTTTTGCTATCTATTACATTACCCAAACCAAAAGGCGTTAAAACTTTGTCTCCTATTTTAATGTCTTGAATATTCATATACCCATATTGCGTAGCTATTTCAGTGCCAGCCACGAAACATAAATCATCGTGCGCGTGTGAATTATTCCCAGTAATCTTTCTAACATGCTCTAGACACATTTCGGTATGCCTGCCAAGTCTAGGAAGCGTTATTCTTCCAGATGCGATATATTTCTGACACTCATAGAATCTAGCGGTTTTGTTACCACCCCCAGCGTTGCGCTCGATTGGTATTGCGTGCATCCCAGCCACTCCCTTTAGGATTGATACCAAAGTGGTACCGGCTGATTTCTTCTCGATTAATACCTTATCGGGCTTGACTCTGTGCCTCATGCACCCCATATAGAAATCATAGAACTCTGCTTCCAAATCTTTCGGCTCAATCCGGATCTGCCTCGCATCAAGCCAGTGTATCCCATACATGCCTGTTTCAATGCCTCGATTCTCAATCTTATAAATGCCCCAAAAGCTAAGGGCAGTAAAATCAGACCAATTATTATCGCTTTCTGCAGTGTCTATTGTTAAGAAAGTGCTAATAATTGGCGGCTCCATGTCTGTTAATGGGAACCAATCACGCTTAAAGATACCACCCCCTGCGGGTTGTGGGCATTGTTGGTGCTGGGCAAAAAATGTGTATTCGTCAGTCCTGCGCATTATCTCAAGCATTTCTTTGGGGAAGACTTCGGGATAGAGCGGATTATCATTGTCATCAAGCGATTTTAATATGACTTTCTTCCAATCGTAGCCCTCACGGCCATCAATGAAATATGCTGGCAAATCTTGCTCATGAAGACGCTGACCAATGAAGATGATTGGGACATTGGAGCCACGGGGGCGCTGTCTGATTGTTGACAGAAAGTTGTCTATTACCGCTTGCCTCATCGTGTCAGAGAAGCAATCAGCGGGAGAGTGCATATCATCCATAATCACGCAGCCAGAGAAGCGCGAGAGATTTGGCAGCCCTGCATCATTCCCGACAACTGCGCCTTTGGCACCGAACGCAACACAAGCCCCGCCAGATTCAGTTTTGAACTTTCCTTTAGACTTGCTATCGCTTCGCAAATGTACGCCAAAAAAGGATTTGTACTCGCTCAGCTCCATAATTTCTTTGATGAACGCGGTATGCTTTTCCGCCAGTTCATAAGCGACGCTTATATATAAAAAGTTGCAGTCAGGATGATTGGCGTAACACCAGGCTACCCAAAGGCATAATATTGTTGACTTGTGATATCCAGGGGGAACGTTCATCAGCAGGCGCTTTGTCTCCATGTTGAAGACAGCCTTAAGCTCACGCGCCATTGTTATAACGTGCGGTTCCCTGCCTGGAGGCTTAGATATGACGAACTCGCGCCCCGTCTTAAGCTTGAAGAACACACGCGCAAAAAGCAGAAAACTGCCCAGCAGCTCTGCTTTCGCTACGTCTCTAATGCTAAGAGAGGAGACAAGCCCTTTCTGCTCAGGGCTTAGCTCTATCACTTGCGCTTAGTATCCAAGATGACAAAGTTTCTTGTTCTTGGGGTATGCGCCAGAGCCTGAGCCATGAAGCGTTACTTTCTCTAGCCCACCTTCGCGCTTAACTGCAGCTTTGGGCATGTCTTCGCCCAGTTCCATTTTGTGCTCTTTTTTGTATCCATCTTTCATTTTTTCTTTCCTTTTGGTGAGTGTGATTCGTTTCATTTTGAGAAATATGATGCACTGCGTTCCTTTCTTCTTTTGCTTTTCCCTTCGCTAGTCGTAGGCTCCCCTGCTGCATTTAAGCCATTTTTATTATAATTTGGGCTATTTTCTTTGACAGCCTTTCCGGCAGCTTCGGCGTCTTTAATTTGTCTAAGCCCAGAAGTTTGGGTACTTAATTTTGTGAGCCTTCTGCGCGATTGTGCGTCTTGATACTCTTTTGTGTGATCTTCACTAGTTTTTTTAGGTCTCATTTTTTCTTCCCCTTCTTGCTGGGTTTGCGTTTAACTTTAGCTTCGCTTAATGCGATCGCCAGTGCCTGATTCCTGTTTCGTCCAGAGCTTTCTAACTCTTCTATATTCTGTCCGATGACATCTCGGCTTTTACCTTTCTTCAATGGCATAGTTACTTGGCCTCATGTGCTTCAATTTCATTGACTGCTTCGGTGGCCAATGCTTTTGCAGCATCAACTTCCAAGTTTGCGCTGGGAATGCTCGCGATATGCGCATCAATTGCCTGCGCATGTGCAGCGATAGCCTTCATCATCTCGCTTAATAATTCTTTAAGTTTATCCATTTTTGCAATCCTTTGATGTCCAGATGCTTTCCATTTTCTTAAGATGATAATCCATAAGTTGAGCAGCTTTAAGAGTTGCTTTCTTAATATTATCATCACCTTCATCATAGCATATCTGGAGTTGATCTAATATTTGCCACGGGATAGTTTTATAGTGTAGCAATAACTTAATGCTCATATAGTCGTCTTATGTAAGTCTTGGATTATGCCCGTTACTGTCTTGACTGCTTCATCGTCTGCTTGAGACAAATTCACATTAACCGTGGGCGCTTTGTCGGCGTAGCCGTAATCTGCAGTCAGAGCCACTGTATATCCTTTGATGTCAAACTTCTCATCCATATAAGAGCGGAAGCCTTTGTCTAGCCATGCTCTGCGATAATCCTTGCCATCTTCAAGTGCAGTAGCAAACTCAGGGAATTCATGCGCCCATTTTTGCATTGTACGAACACCGACCCCAAGATGCAGTGCTACTTCATATATAGAGTGGCCCTTTGCCATCATTGTTACTACTTCTTTGGGGAAATGCTCTTCATATAGAGTAGCGATATTCCATGCCCTGCCCGTCTCTTTTGGGGCTAGATTGCTTCTCCCACCCTTCACGATCTTGTTTTTGTTAACAGGCATATCGTCCCTTTAGCTCATGTTAGTTGTAATGTCATTATATCATATTTGCAAAAACGAATTTGTCAATTCCTTCACTCATCAAACTCACTTATATAGACGCCGCACAATGCAATGTGAAAATAAATGCAAAATATCTCTATATTGTGTTGACGCGCTTGTTATGATGTTATAAGATAGCAACATCGAACACACACACGGAGAAATACAGAATGTCAAAGATTAAACTATCGCTAAACAAGCACCGCGCACCATTGCACGCGATACACATACTCAACACCGAGCCATTTAATGTCATATCACTAATTCGAGAATTTTGTGATGATCATGGAATTAAAGTCTACTTTTCAGGGCAAGAGTTATTTGATGCGCATGATGAAATCATTGGCCTGCAAGAAGATGCCAGAGATTTAAATATTGATCATGTTTTGTTTTGGGTTGAATAAATAAAAGTTGATTATTTTATTATAAAGTTATAAAATATCATTATTGAACATACACACACTGGAGTAAAGAAAATGAAGTTACAAAAAACAGACTTTGGCAGCAGCTATCACGGAGAATCTAAAGTGGGGAATCATTTGCATGGATTATATACTTTGCATAATGTTGATGTTTTTAACAAGATAATTGTTGATGATGTTGAGCTAGAGGCATTCTACCAGACAGGAGGAAAGTATTTATACAATGATTTTGATTGCCCTGACCCAGATTTGTCTCTTTCTTTAAGTGAATCGAGCGAAATACTGTTGGTATTAGATGATCTCTATGAATCTGATTTTGAAAATCAAGAGCTTATGCAAGAGATAATAGAAGACATAAGGGACTATATTCCGAGTGTTGATGATGTTTATAAATTAAAAAAATTATATTATTTTTATAATGATAACAGGCCAACAATAGATGACTTTTTACCTTAAGCCTTCTCACTGCCGAATAGGCAGATTTTAATATTATTGTATAAAGATTATTAAACACACGGAGAAGCAAAATGAACGAATACAACCCATTAAATCCACAGTTCTGGCCAGGGTCAGAAACCCCAATCTCTTATGTAGACATGAGCAGATCACCGGAAGCGATAAAATTAAGATATGGCGAGGACTTCTGCGCACATCTTAATAAAGATAAAGAAAAGACAGAGGAAGATAAAACACACACGGAGAAAGAAAATGAATGAACAAGAAGACAATCCAGAGTTAGATGGCTTAATGGCATGTGATGATCCAACGCAACAACTGGATGATTTGTTGTCTGAGGAATGGGAGGAGTGGCTAGAATGCCTTGAGGACGCGCATATTCCCGCATGAGAAGAAATAACCCTGGGGCTATAAGAATGTATTCCCCAGGGTCAAACTACTCCCAAAACCGTTTTAAATGTCTTTCCTTTTGCTTTCTTTCACCAGTTTCTCAACCAGATCGACATGGTGATTCAAAATATCCAATTTTTCGCAATTCTCCGAAGATAGATTTTTTATAATCTGGAACATTTCTTTCCTTTCTGCTCTTAACTCAATATTTTCTTTTTTGTAATTACACAAAAGTTCGTGCTCTTCGTTAGTCATTTAAATTTCCTTATTTAATTTCACTATTTCACTATTTCATTTCATATCTGAATGTATGTAGGCATGTATGTATGTAGGCTATTTCTCGTAGAGTACATTGCATCGGTTGGTAGAGTATTATAACTAATGTTAGTTACATCTACCACCCGTTTCAATATACTCTTAAGAAAAAACCTACATAACCTACATCCTACATACATATAAAATACTCCTAGGGTTAGAATTTTGTTGAAAGAGGAGGCATGCTGTATACCATCCCTTTTGTTTTTCTCAATGGCTTGTCTTTTAGTAACCCTCTGAGAATCTTGCCAATTCTTGCATGTGTTTTGTTATCTAGCATTCCTGAATGGCTCGGGAGGTGGGTGAATATTTTTGAAATGGTCATGGGTACTGTTTGACAATTCCCGAGCATGTAGGCTTCAAAATCAAATCTTTCTAAAATCATTTCTTCGATTGGATCTTTCATTTCAAAGTTTTTATTTGATGAATTTATGAGGTCCATTTCTTGTTTTGTAAAAATTTCTGATTCCCCAGCATGTAGGTAGTAAGCAATTTCAGCTAATAATTGAGCCATATCAATTCTTGATGAATAGGAGTAATTTATTTCTGTAACTTCGATTGGTGCGAATCTTCTGTTGCCTGTTTCGTCGACTAAGCACTTTTCTTGGTTAACTGTTGCGACTACGAATGATCTGCGAAATCTGAGAGAATCATGTCGTGCAAAAGCTTTTCTTTCTTGATTCACATTCGATGTTAAGATTCTTTTAATTCCCGCTATTTTACTTTTATTAATTGTCAGTTCCGCTTCGCCGATTTCAACAAATGCGTATTCGTAAAATCTCATGACATCATCTTTTTTATTGGGGTCTAGGGAGAAATCTGTCATTGTTGCTTCTAAATCTAGGGTTGAAAAGAATTCCCGACACCAAGAGGTCTTCCCTAGTCCTTGTGCGCCATATAGCATAAGCACAATTTGATTCGCATATCCCGTTGGGCTTAAAATTGATTTAATGCCTTGCATTAGCCACTTTCTAAGCACAATAACTTTCAATTCTTCTTGTTCAGGGACTACTTTTAAAGTGTTTATAAAATCCCCAAGCCTGGAGGAGTGATCCCAAATCGTTTCGTTAATAATTTTTTCAATGGGGTGATAACGATTTTCGCCAGCAATCAAGTCTAAATGACTATCTATCTGTGCCCTAGCTAGCCCATGCTTTGCAGCCAGACTACAAATATAAGTTAGTTGATCATTCATTAATCCTGTTGGATTTAAGTTTGTCTCAGGAATTTTTATCTCTCTGCGATATTTCATCTCATTAAATTTTAGAGTAATCCCATATCCTGCCAGCAGGGCTTTTGTATTTTCGATGGTAGCCAGTGGCCCTTTAGATCCCATGTCTGGAAATTCTATGTAATTAAATGGGATTTTGGCATCTTCAATAGAGCCTTTTATAACCTTGAGTGCTTTCATTCTTGACATTCCTTTGTTAATTAGTTGAATAAAGTAATCATTGAAATCTTTTTGGACGGGAGATAGAATATACTCTGCAACTTTTCTTGCAGCTTTTTCCCCTGTTTGATCTGAATTGTTATCTGCGATTATGACTACTTTGTTTTTATATTTTGCTTTTATCAAATCATAGGATCTTTTTAGATTCCCAGCGCCAAAAGAGAAAAATGAGGGGCTGCCGGTTGCTTCATGAACTGTTGCCATTGTCGCAAACCCTTCCCCTAAGTAGATTATTTCATTTTCGTTTTTTGGTAGGGAGATCACGCCGACCCCATGAGTGCTTGCTCCGGTTATCCTTCCTATGCATTTTCTTCCATTCTCATCGAACCAAATCTTTTCAAGATTTATTACACAATTGTTCTGATCATAAATAGGAATTAACAAGGTGCCATGTAACTCCTTGACCCCATAGGGAATTACATTTTTCTTTTTGATATATGAATTAACATCAGCAGATTTTGCTTTTAACCATGTGTTCCTTGCTTCTTCAATAGATTTTTCAGCTTTCTTTTTTTCAGCCAGCCTTTGTTTTTCTATCTGCTCTTTGAAGTGAGCTTTTTGCTCTTCGGTTAATTCGGAATGATTTTTGCTAGACCAGAAAAAAGTCTCAGTTTGACAACGAAAGCAATTAAAATACCCCCAATCCGTGTTCCCGTTTGCAGATGTTCCTTGGAATATTTTATATGAAGCGGAATTTTTACTGTTATGAATGGCACAATTAAATCTTTGCCAAGAGCCCCACTTTAAAGATTTTGTAATGGGATGCCCTAATGATTGAGTAAACTCATAAAATGTAGATGAGCATTCAATTAGCTTGATTGCAGAGGTCTTTGATGATATTCTATTCATTGTATAGATTCCTTTGTATACATGGATCTTAGTAACCTGTTGATTGTATGTCTTAACTTCGCACTTACGATTGTATCATCAATGGCTAATGTGATCCACAAAACCCCGTCTTTCTACTGATAGACGGGGTTTTTTTATTTTAATCATGTTATAATGTTATCTCAACCCGTCACGCTTGTGCCTGTCTTTCCGTGTGTGGACATTTCGGGCGCAGCGCACCCCGACGGGTCCTAATTTTATGGAGATAATCATGGCTACAAAAGGCGTTAATAAAGTTATACTTTTGGGTAACTTGGGACAAGACCCGATTGTCAAAGAATTCACGGGCGGAATAACAACAGCAATTTCTATTGCCACCTCTGAATCTTGGAAAGACAAACATTCTGGCGAATTGAAAACTGATACTCAATGGCATCGAGTTGTATTTTTTGGCAAGCTCGCAGAAATCGCAGAACAATTCTTACGCAAAGGATCTAAAGTTTATATTGAGGGTACTTTAAAAACCCGAAAATATGAATCAAAAGGGGAAGAAAAAACAATCACAGAAATCGTCGGCCAAACCATGCAGATGCTAGATTCAAAATCTACAACCTCAACAGATAGAGAATCAAAGACTGGCAATAAGGCCGAAGTAAAACGACAAGCAGAACTTTACGCCAGAAAAGACACATCTAATGACTTTGATGATGATCTGCCTTTCTAAAATGACTTCTACGGGATGTTATCGTAAGATTGCAATGCGGGCTTCATCGTCTAGCCCATATTGTATGGTGTAGATCCAAACATCCCACTTATCCACACCCCTTTTTACTCCAGAACGTATATAATACGTGCCCTAAATGCCATTTGAGCATTATTTATACAATTTGGAGAGATAAATGACAATGACTGTTAAGCAAAAGGTTATCGCGGGCAAAGCCCTTCGCCAATTCATCGAAGAAAATTTCATCAATTATTCTGATTTTGCACGCTCTATGGGCACGTTGCCCGCTACGGTCACGCATTGGATGACCGGAAGAAACCCCATTCCCGTGCGCATCGTAGAACGTTTGGGCGTGCTATTCCCCGACTCTTTAGACAAAGCACAGTTGAGACCCGATGCGTATATTGACAATGCTATAATGTTATAATAGAATGAATGCTTACATCCTAGCTGGCATAATTTTGCTGTTGCTAATTGTCATTCATCCGGTTACGTTTTGTAACCGGATGTTTTTTTGGAGTTTGTCATGTCACAAGAAAAAATCGAAATTACTAAAGCGCATGTCAACGCGATCAGACGTGCTATCTCTTTGTTTGAGTCTTACGGCCACATGGCTGATTTTCTCGAAGTTAATCGCACTAATGTTTATTTGTGGGCACGTGGCTCACAGCTAATACCGATTAAACATGCTGAGCGCTTGGCTCAAAATTTCCCCGATGACATTGACGTCATCACGCTACGCCCCGACATTCTACAATACAGAAAATATTTATAAATATTTGTTGAAATATTTATAACTTCATATACAATGTATTCATTCCCCAGTGCTGCAAATTCAACGTTCTGAAAGTGGTGTGGTGCTGGGGGATACTAATTAAGGAACGATTATGAAAATTGATACAAAGAATTTGACGAGATTAATTTCTGAATTGGATAAATTTATTCGTCAGCGAAATACTGAGCTGTCATTACAGACCCTGGGATTGATTAGAGCGGGCCTTGGTGACAGGATTGCTGAGGACTCGATGGCTGAAAATTTGCGCATCTATGAAGAAGCGCAAGCGCGGATTAATGATGCCCCGCCTGCGCCTTTGGCGATTGGTGGCCTTGAAGATTTTCAGATGCAAGAACCGGAAACATTGATGACTACTACTATTGATTCCGATAAAACAGAAGCATCTATGGCTATTGTTATTGACGCCGATAAGCCGCGCCGAGGCCGTCCGCGTAAGTCTGGAGAATTTGAATGAGTGACCAACTTACAGAAGTAAACTTTACTGATGAAGAGTGGGACGCTGCGATTGAAGCGTGTGGCAATATTGGTGATATTCTGAACCAATTGGCACATGAGCAAAAACACAGCGGGGAAACGAAGATTGGGGCAATGATTCAGATTTGTTTAGCATCTGCAGTTGCTGAGTTTGTCTCACGGTTTGATGGCGGTTGCTCACGTGAGAGCGCACTATTTTGTTTTAGCAAAACTCTTGCAGACATGCTAGAGAATGACAAGAAAGTAACGATAAACTGAGAGATTTTTATGCCTTGTTATTATGATTGCCCTGGAGAAACGCATCAGGCTGAAATAGAAAAAAGAAGCAAAACCATGATGTATTTTGATATTCAGTCTTACATGACTCCTGAGCAGCAAGCTATAGCCAAGGATAAAAACATTAAAGCATTCCCAGGGTATGCTGAGTCAGAGATTAATGAAAGACTATGCCTGATTTGTAGCATAATGGACCCTGAGCAACTTGATAAAGTAAGCGCAAGGTATAGTTTTATAGAATGGAAACATGAAACGCTATTGGACTGGTATGTTCAACATATTAGAGACGATAAAGAGCATGGGGGATTAGAGATTGACGAAGGTAAATACAATTCCATCGTTGATGAAAGAAATAGGCTAAAGGAAATAAGAAGAGAATCATTAGCTAAAATAGCAAGAGAGCTTGAATTAGAACTGGAAAAAAAAATAGAGGACTCGTTAAAAGAGAATCTCAGATTATACAATGAAGCACAACAGAATATACCACACACGGAGAAATGAAATGAAATTTGTAGAGTTGAATTCTGGATATATAAGAGCAGACTTGATTGTCGGGATTGTCCCGCCATCTGAATGCGAAGAAAATGGTGATTTTTTGATTAAGATCTATCTGAACAATGGAACCATATTGGATGAGCCAGAAGTTTCATATGATTTTATGATGAAAAGACTAGTGAGCCTAATTGAAGAAGTGGAAGCGGGGAACGAATAATGAGCCATAGCGAATCAATTGTAAATTTATCAAAAGCTTTATTTCAGTTTCAGGGCCGGATATCGAAGATTCAAAAGGACTCTAACAATCCTTTTTTTAAAAGTAAGTATGCGTCTTTGAGTCACATATTGGACAATATTAACCCCCTTTTGATTGAGCATGGGATCTTGATTATGCAGCATCCGGTTGACGGCCAAAGTGCTGACGTGGTGTCACTGTCAACTATGATCGTACACGCTGAAACTGGCGAGTACTTGGAGTCTGTTTTTTCTATGTCGCCTACCAAGAAAGACCCCCAGGGGATTGGCTCATGTATCACTTACATGCGTAGATATGCTTTAGTGTCCATTTTAAAGCTCAATGTTGATGAAGATGATGATGATGGTAATGCTGCGTCTGCGTCTGCGCCTGCGTCTGCCCCTGCCTCTGCACGTGCGTCTGCGTCTGTTCCTAGTTTTGTTTTAGAGCTGAAAGATAAGATTTCAATTGCTCAAAGTGCTGATGAGCTGTCTAAATTGGTTCCTAATTTGCAAGATGCTAATATAAGTGACCATGATCGCAAAACACTCAGACAAGCTTATAAATTGAAACTTGAGTCATTTAAGGGGGCGGAATGAAATTATATGATCACATTTTGAATGCTTTTGAATGGGCTTCAAATAACATTGGAAAATTTGTCTTGATTTGCATGGTGTGCTGGCTGGCTTTTGGATATTTTGCGAACCGTATTAGGTGCGTAAATTCATGGTCACATGCTGAGTATGGCCCGATCACAGGATGCATTGTTATCACTGAAAATGGCAAGATGCCAGAGAAAAACGTCAGACATGTTAATTGGATATATGAAGAATGAACACTAATGAAAGTCACAATGCTAATATAGAATTAGAAGTAATTGACATGATAAGAAGATCGACTAATCAAATGCGTCATTCTTTAGAAGCAGTGGTTGATTGCGAGGGAATAAGGCTAGAAATTCGACAAACGATGATTAATTTGCGAGGGGCTCATGATGAAATTAATAAATTGTTGGATAATCTCATTGTTTTGATTGTGTCGGAAAGCGATCAGTAATATTGACCAGCTTTTCCAGCATCTCGATCTAGGATTAATTAGGAGTTCTCGGATGAAATATTCAAAATATTGCGCTATTAAATTTATTAGTGATTTAATATTCTGGATTTGCTGCTCATTTTTTTTTGGTTATTATGATGTGGAGCATAATATTTTGGCCGCATATGTTTTTGTCTCGGTTGTGAATATTATCGGTGCAATTGGACGGTATAGGATAAACATTGAGAAAGATGGGTGATGAAGAATGCTAGAATTCCAATCATTTTCAACAATCATGCCCTTGGGCAAATTGTTTATGCGGATCACACAAAAAATCCATGGCAGCAATGCTCAAGTTCATGTTTATGAGCAAGAGGGTGAATTAAAGCTATGTGCGGGATCAAGGAATCGCTGGATTTGTCCAGATGATGATAACTTTGGCTTTGCAAGATTCGTTTATGATCATGTACAAGAGTTTTTAGATCTTGGGATTGGCACACATTACGGCGAATGGGCTGGGCCTGGAATTAATTCTGGCGAAGGACTGAAAGAGAGAACATTCTTTTTATTTAGCCATCCAGACAGATATTCTGACAAGATTTTGCCCCCTAATGTTGAATTTGTTCCTGAGCTATATAAAGGGCCCGTTGATCAATCAAAGATTAACGAAGTCATGGATATTCTATTAGATCATGGGTCTTATGCTGTGCCTGGGTTTATGAAAGTCGAAGGAATTGTTGTTGAGATTGACGGAAAACGATATAAAAAGACTTTCACGGCTGAGGAAACAAAATGGTGTGGAATCAAGAAGCCTAAGAGAGAGCCCCGAGAATTTGCTGATTACTCCTACTTGCTGCAGCCGATGAGATTAGAGAAATTGCTATCGCGCGATGAGCGTTATATTGTCGGCTATCCTGAGACGTTGACGGTGATCGTAAAAGATTATATCGCGGACTTGATAAAAGAAGAGCAGATCACGGGCAGCATGGAAGATATAGATAGAATTAAAAAAGATTGCTCGCGCAGCATATTCCATTTTGTAAGAGATTTCTTAAATGAAGAGGTTTGTCCATAATGGCGTATGTTCCATCAGGCGGCTATCGCGAGTCAGAAGAATCAAGGCAAAGACGTGCCGACAATAAAACGGTAGATTTCTTTTGCAAGACTACGGAAGATTTAACAATTTTAGAATTAGAATATTGCGAAGATTTTTATAAAAAGAAGGTTCAATCCTCAGCAGCTTCCTTAATGACATTAGTCTGGGTTGTTATTGCAATTATAATGTTTTTTGTTTTTTTTGAAAAAAGTTATTCTTGGGAAAGTGGGGGGTTAAAGTTGACGGCACTTTGTCTTGGCATCCCTAGCTTGGTTGTTTATTTAATTTGTTCGCTGACATGTTAAGGGCAAATCATGAAAGTAATTGACGATTATTGCGATCATTGCAATTCACAAAGAACCGTTGTAGAGCTGGACAATGAGGCAGGTGAGCCGATATTCAATATTTGCCTCCCATGTTTGAAATACGCTGAAAGTTTGTTTGTAAAAAATGGAGTCCAGAACCCCTTGAACTGGTGGGATACAAGTTTCGGCGTAATTAGCGACGAGGACAGAAAAATAATGAATTTGAGCATTATCGCGAACTCTTTGAAGGGGAATAAATAATGCTGGCTATTGGCTCATTTAGGAATAATCAAGAAGATGATGAGGATTAAAAATGAATAATTCGGTAATGAAAATATCTAATGTGCATTGCCTGGTTGCCGATTGGCATCCCGAAAAAGATGAGACATTGTTCGATGATATCGATATTGAGAAGCTTAGAAAAGACACTGGCGCAAAATATATAGACATCTATAATCGTGATTTGTATCCAGATAGCCATGAGATAACTCAATGGATAATCGACTTTAGAAATGATGACGGAGTTGTTTTGTGTGTTAAATATCCAGGAGATATCGAGGAAGATGAGATCAAAAGATTTGTACAACCCGTGATTGATTATTTTAAACGAATGAGGATGAATTGATGCTGGGGTTTAGAGTTTGGGACAACGTAGATAAAAAATTTACTAATTGCTCTTATGAAGTCATGAATTTCAAGGGGGAAGTAGGCATGATGGATAGGACGACTTTTGTTAAAAACTGTGACCGATTTATTCCCCTGCAATCAACGGGGCTATTTGATTGCGATGGAAAAGAAATATTTGAAGGCGATATAGTTGAAAAATTGGCGCACAGACAACAGTTTTCATGGGTTACTGTTGTAAATAATGTGACCGAATTTTTCAATAAATATTATATCTATGAGATTGACGAAGCCCCAGACTCAAGATATTTTAAGGTTTTGGGAAATATTTACGAAAACCCAGAGTTTTTGGAGAGTGCGAAATGCTAGGGTTTAGGGTTTTGGACAAGACATTTTTTGTTGAAGAAACGAAATTGTGGGGAATAAATAATGCCAAAATATGAAATAAGCCTGGATGACATTATTAATCTCCGTGACTGCGCTCATTATTATCGTCATGCAATAAGAGATGGGATCCCAAGTAATTATGAGCATACAAAGATTTTTTTAAAAGATATCACTGACCATCTAGATGGAGTTGTGGCGAGAATATTAAATACCGCGAGAGGGGAGGAAGGGTAATGCCAAAATACGAAATAAGTTTAGATGACATCATTAATCTTCGCGATTGCTCGCATTATTTGCGCAGGGGAATAGATTGCTTTCTACTTGCCGAACAGAAAGAAACAAAAAAAAGTTTTCATTTGTTTGTCGATAAGTTGGACCTTGTAATTAAACGAATATTAGATTCCGCGAGAGGAGAGAAAGAAAATGCACATATTAAATAGATGCGAAAGCTTATCGGCAAGCTTAAGAAATGTGACAAGCATATTTAGTCAATCAGGCATACCATGGGACAGAATAATAAAAGAAGATATAGAAATAATGCGTGGAATAGTTGCTGATTATGATGAATTAATGAAAAGAAAAGAAGATCATGGAGTTTTAAAGCCAGCAGAAGAGCCACCTAAATTTATACTTTATGAAGATGTTTTAAAAGGTCTGGAAGCATTTGCGGAAATTGACAAGATGAGTGAAAACATTCGAGATTTAAAGTCAAAGATAGAGTTCATAGGCGTTAACCATAAGGAACATATTAACGGAATTTATAGAAGACTTGAGAAGCTTGAGATAAAAGCCGGAAAAACAGAAAAAAGACAAGACAATCACAGAGACGCCATATCGGCAATAACAAAAGCATTTGAAGCATAGGACAAAAGCATGAGCATAAAGGGATTTTATCTTTTCATAAAAAATGAACAACTTCCTCAAGAGATTAGTTTTGCCATCCCAGTCAAAGATGGCAATAGCTTATGGTCCTTTAATTACGATGAATTTGATTTTTCCTTTCACACTGGCGCATATGACAGAAATTACCGTCCTATTTTTGTTGGCGATATGCTCAGGCAAAAATCTTGTGAAATCCCTTTTGAAGTTGAAGACGTAGTTAGCTTTTTAATCATGTGTGGCCGTTACGAAGAAAAGCACGGGACACCAATTTTTGATAGCCTTGAAGTGGTGGATGATAAATAAATGAGTAACATAATTGATTTTAAAAGTGCGAAAGAAGATGAGTTTGAAGTCTGTTGTAAAAAAATTTGGGATTTGCTTCTTTCGTTTTGTGATGAAGAAATTTCCGAAAAAGCAGAAATGACTGAGGAGGCATTCATTTTCTCATGTCTAACGTCAACTTTGGGGCGTGTCATTTGCCAGTATTATAGTGATACAAGCACAAGATATCATGCTTTCGGGGTCGCCGCTGCCGAAATAATTCAGCACATCAACGAATCAGAAAGAGACAAATTAAATGAATAAGATAATCTTCTTCGTTGGAATGACATTATTAGCAATCCAGCTTAGTGGATGCGCTCAGATGTTTAGATATGGGATCTGAATGGTGGCACTCTTTCCATAACAAACCGTAACCCTAGGAGAAAAAAGCTACGATGGCGGAAACCGCAAAAAGAGTGCCGTCTTAAGTATATATCAATCCGGTTGCTTGCATTGAATCTCTGGCATATATCCAGCCTCATGAGCAGAATTAAGAACATTCAACGCAAACACATCAAGGTATTTATGCCAAGTTGTGGCATTTCCGTGCTCATCTACTCTCGGGGTAATGGCAGCAGTCAAACTTGCTGCAGATATTATGATCGGCGCGAGCTTGATGGCCACTTCTAGCAGCTTTTTGAAGAAATTTGACATGCTAATACCTCCCAATAGTTAGAAGTATAGTTCACGTGTTTCCGATCTTCATAATGACCCGTAATAATTTCTCAAGAATCGGTTGTAATTATTAGCGTAAGCCGCTGTGTCGCCTTTTCCGGAAACGGTGTTATAAATCTTCTTCCAGTACTCAGCCTGCGCTAGAATGTCATTATATGCAGGCAGGGGGTCTTTGGCTCGCATGTATTTCAATCTTGCCATGCAAACAGAATATCTCAAGTTGTAAACCAATAAGTCGCTTGATGGGATTTGGTCAGGCGCTAAATCTGAGATCCCACACGATTTCAATACCAGCTTAACCAAATCAGGATTGTACTTCAAAAAGTTATTCCAAATATCATCATGCGTGGCTGGCTCCATTTGAAAAATACCTAGGGCGGGTCCTAATTGCTGCTTAAAATAAGTGCCCATTTGGCTCTCTTGGGCGCAAGTCCCTGCCAATAATTGCTCTGCAGCCTTGCTCCAGATGTGCGCATTACACAATGCTGGCCTTATAATTTGAATAATCAAATCCTTTGCATCTATTCCCATTATCATAGCTCCAATACCTTTAACTCTATTCCTTCACGCTGGGAATAGACCTTCTCAGCGACTAATTTCACAATCTGATTGTCATCGTAATATATAAGCCCATTCATGGCATCACACACTAATTTAGCTAGATTATCTATATCTGGTCTAGTGACCTTATACAACATATCCAAATCCGCCAATAATCTGTCATGGGCACTTAATTTTCGGGGGAAAATGTAGTTGAACCTCAGCTTAACGCAGACAGGCTTGTCGGTTATTTTTTGCTTAGACCTGTTCAATTCGCATATCAACAAAATTCTAAGCTCTCGCTCAGCCATTTTTGTCTTTTCTGGAGTATATACCGCGCCTCCCTTCCCAAGTCTGGGGCGGGCTTTAGCGGTCGGGGTAACTTCCAAAAACATATCTATCATAAAATAAGTATATCTTAATAAAACATGTTTTTGGAAAATGTTCCATGTGGAACATTATTGGTATGATATTAACCAAAATCCTGTTAAATGCAGCATAACGCTAACACACATTGCAGTGACTGCAGCGTAATACGTCCACTCCAGGGCTAATGTGATCCGCTTTATTAACTTAGCTTTCCTTCTCAATTCTTGTTTTCCTGTGGCCATTTTGACGGGCGTATAAGGCCCTTTTGGGATGAAAAATTCTGGGACATTTTTGCTAGAACGCATATCTCTTACTGACTTTAACATAACTATCTCCTTGTGATATTTATAATGTTATAACGGTTCTCTCGGTGTGTCAATAGTGCTAATTGAGTTTTTAGGGGTTTTAGGCTATTCTAAGGTGACATTTAATGTCGAGCTCGTCTTTTAACATTTTAATAGGATTATAATCATGGCAACTTTTATCCCAGCCCCAGCTTTCTCCGCTATCCCAAGTTATGAGTCTTCCCCTTTTGTGTCTGGCTTTGAGCTGGCTGTAACTGGCAACACGACTTTGACTGTGCAACCTGGTATGTGTCGCGCTTTGACCTCCAGCCAAGTGATTGCTTATCCATCATTCAGCGCGTCTGTACCAGGCGTGGTAACCGTGGATGTGTCTACTGTTGGTCCAAATGGCTGCTACCCACTTAGCTTGGCTCAAATGGGCTTGGGCTTGTTTACCCAGCTACCAGTTTATGCTTGCTTTGATTCTGCCGGTACGACTCGCAATCCTGCTAATCCTGCAGTTTCTGGCCCTGGTTTCTGTATAGTTGTGGCTACTGGCAATAACTTCCTTCCTGCCGGTTATGATGCTTTTCGTCGCATTGGTTGGGCATACATCAATGATGATACCTTGCATCTAATTCCTATGATTCAATCTGGCCATGGTGATTTACGTACTTACATTCTTCAGGATGGCGTTCAAGTTGTTTCTGGCAGCGCCACTGCTCAAACGACTGTTGACCTCAGTTCTGGTGATTTGCCAGTTCCAGCGGGTTCTGTTCGTAAAGTTTTACTAGATGCCAATATTAGCCCAAATGCTGCAGGCGGATGGATTTCTGTTGAGCCTGGTAATGCTACTGCTGGCTCTGTTGCTCCCGCACAAATCTTTGGTTCTGTTGCTTCTCAGCCAAATTCATCTATGATCGAGATGATTGCTACGCCAAATGCTAGTACTGGCGATGCAGAAGTTAAATACTTCGTGGATAACGCTGGATCTGTGGGCGTGTTGACTGTGATTGGATTTGAAGATTCTCTTGGGAATACTCTAGTCTAATCTATAAACTATCCAGATTCTCTGGATGGTTGAAAATGGATAAAAACGGGGGAGACATCATGTTCTCCCCCGTCCATTTTTATAACACTGTGAAGCCAATGATTAAAGTGCCGTTTAATGCATCAGTTGCATTGATATTGGCAATCGTAATTGTTGAGCTACCACTTCCAGCCGTAGCGCTCAATTGAACGCCCAAAGTCGTGTTTGAACCGCCCATCAGACTTACTAGAACAACCGAGCTTGTTGCAATTTTGGTGTTCGTCAATGTGATGGTGTAAGTGCTTCCGGCGGCTGTCGTCAAAGCAGATGTAGTGATTACGCCTGATTGATGGCTGATGGTCACAGCGTTTGAGGCTTCTGTGCCGGTGCCTTTGTCTAAATTGATTTTAGATCCGGCAGCCATTGTCGTTGCGCCAGTATTTAAAACAAATTTTGCACTAGAAGCACCAGGGTCAGGGATGTTAATATTGGTATCTTGGCCATATGTATCAGATGCTATGGTAATAGAATGATTACCAATACTTGATGTTGGAACAATAGCTATTTGACCATTAAATCCTGGTCCTCCGACATAAAGGCCGCCATTTGCATCAACGGAATTAGTAAAATAGATTTGATCTTGTAAAGTTTGAGTTCCTTGTGTCATTACAAATGTATTAGTGCTATAGCCGTAATCAGGTATAGTGAAAGTAGTCGATTGATTAAAGTTACCATTTGTAATAATTGCGCCTGCGCCTGGGGCTGCGCATGGTGCAGCGACCATTTGCAAGCTACCATTTGCAGAGCTTGACAGTAGCGTAATTTCCCCAGCATTAGAACCTTGGGTCCCGCTGATAAATTGACCGGCGGCTAAAATCAAGTTATGGGCGGTGATAGTTTGATCTGCGGTTGGTGCTAACACTACAGCACCATTCAATGATGATGCTTGAACCATTGTAATAACACCATTAGCAGCAATCGTTACGGTAAACAACCCACTGCCGTCACCATAATTTGCCATGATGAAATCTGTTGGTCTGATTTGTACAGAGGAAGCTGCAGCAGCATTGTTTAAATATCCTGCAGTAGTAATTGTTGATAAATTATCGATTGTGTTCAAAAGAATTGTGCCAGGCGCATAATCTACTGTGCCAATTTCTGAACGCCATAGTGTTGCTGTCATAGTTTTTTCCTTAATATTAAAAAAATCATTGGGCTGCAATAAATGCAACGTAAGAAATTATTGCGCTTGCTCCTGGGTCTGCAGAGAAAGTAATATCAAAGGCGCCAGATCCTGTTGTCACAGCGATGATAGAAACAGGATTTGAACTTGATACGATTGAAGCAACAACAACGCTTGATGATGTTAACCCAGCAACAGAAACAGATATCGGGCCCGCTCCACTTCCTCCAATATTTCCTGATTTTTGGGCGCGTATGTTCGTATTTAGCTGGACATCAGTTGATGAAATGCCTGAATCTGACATCAGTCCATTTGTATTCGCAAATTTAACAAGATGATTTGCTTCTGAGCCATTAGACTGGAGGCCTGTTATATAAGCATTTGTTGCACCAGGATCTGACAGTAAGAAGTTTGTATTTTGCCCAAAAGTTCCAGTTGGCACGAAATTGACTTGATTACCTAATGCTCCCGTACAAGCAATAACAAGATAATTTGCCGTTCCATCTTCAATGACTATTTCCCCAGAATTACCAGGAGAGCCCGAAATAATTGCATCTTGAGCGACAGTGAAAGAGCCTGTGCTGATAGTCTGGCCAGTCGAATTGTCCGACATAATAAAGCTTGCGGCGCTTATGTTTACATCTGGGATCGTTAAAACAGTGCTTTGGCCATATGCAGCATTTTCAACTCTGACAGTATAAGCGCCCAAATTATTGGCGCCTATATATTCTATTGCGGGCTGCGTATGATTAGAGCTGTGGAGATAAATAAAACCATTTTGAGCTGCTGGGCTACCGGCTTGGAAACCATGCACAGCTCTTAAAAAACCATTTACAATTATTTGATTTACGCCGACGCCAGGGTCGAGCAAAACAGAACCTGAAGAACCACCAGCTTGGAAGCTTGGAAGAACTCCTGGACCATTATCTGTCAAAACATATCCGGCAGAAACCGATGGAATGGACTGAATTGCTCCTGTGTCTGTTGTTCCCCCTGCCAAAACTTCATATGCCGACAATGAAGTTTCCCCAGTTCCACCATCCGCAACCGATACAGGAATAGAAACACCCCCAACAGCAACCATAGTATAAACACCACCACTGATAGTAAGTGTAAACAACCCACTGCCGTCACCATAATTTGCCATGATGAAATCTGTTGGTCTGATTTGTACAGAGGAAGCTGCAGCAGCATTGTTCAGATAACCCGCCGTGGTAACTGTAGATAAGTCATCCGTAGTGCTTAGTAAAAGTGTTCCAGGGGCATAATCTACTGTGCCAATCTCTGAACGCCATAATGTTGCTGTCATAATTTCTTCCTTAAATTGCCACAGTAAGTTTAGCCCATTTTTATAATGGAAATGTTCCACTATTGCCTGTATACTTTCATTGCCCCGCTTGTTTAGCTAATCGCATACTAGCTATCCTTGTGAAAATTTCCCCGGCGGGGCATAATCTACTGCTTTATATGCAAGACGTCCAAATGACTATACCCTTTTTCCATAATAAGGGACATTCCAGG